ATATGTGGTGGGATGGAGATAATGTAATAGGTAAAATAGAAATTTTACCTACTCCATCAGGTAACATATTAAAAGCACTGATTGAAAACGGTATAACCTGTGGTGTTTCATCTCGTGGTATGGGCTCGTTACAACAAAGAGGAGAAATGTTAGAAGTACAAGATGACTTTGAATTACTTTGTTGGGATTTTGTATCAACCCCTTCAAACCCAGGTTCATTTATGCAATTGGTAAAAGAAGGTTTAGATTTTTCTAAACAAAATAAATATGCTAAGGTAAATTCTATTATAACTGAGATTTTATGTTCTAATGGACAGTGTCCAATTGTATAAAATTCAATAAAGTACCCCCCTTGGAATAGTATTCCTTGGCCCAAGCCCTCGCAAGAGGGCTTTTCTTTTTTTAAAATTGTAATTTTGGAATATCTTCATATATGTATTATTGTATTCACGTGGACAATATACTATCCCATATAGTATCCACTTATGTAAAACAACTTATTACGATTCATGAATAATCGTAAATCCCAAACTTAAATTTTGAGGAAGATGAAAAACAACAGAGAAATGCTCAAAGAAGCAATCGCTGAAGCTAGAACTGTTAAAGAAACAGCTATAGCCAACGCAAAACTTGCTTTGGAAGAAACTATTACTCCTAAACTAAAGTCAATGCTAGCTAAAAGGTTAGAAGAGATGGAACTTGAAGAAGAATTAGACGAAACCGAAGCAGAAAAAATGAAAGGTAAGGAAATGAAAGAAACTATGAAATCAGAAATGGAAAAAGCAATGTCCTATGAAATGGAAGAAGCTTATGACACGAACGAAGAAATGAATCTTGAGGAAATCCTTGCTGAACTCGAAGAAGAACTTGAGGAAACTAATATTGACCCAGGAGCTGAACCAAAATCCTTTCTTAAGAAAAAACCAGATTATGCTCAACTTGAAGAAGAAGAGATTACTGAAGGTGGAAACGAAGTAACTGAACAAGAAGAAGAAATGGACATGGACATGGATATGGATATGGAAATGGATTCTGAAATGGAAAGTGATGATGAGGAAATTGATTTAGAAGAAATGTCTGAAGAAGATCTTAAATCTTTTATCGAGGATGTTATTAAAGACATGGTTGAAGCTGGTGAGTTAGAAGCTGGAGATGAATTTGAAACTGAAGATGAAGAAGCTGAAGGTGAAGATGAAATCGAAATGGAAGACGAAACAGAAGCAATCATGGAAAGTGATGAAGAAATAAAAGAAGCTCTTGATTTGGGCGTAACAGATGCTGAATTTATAGCGTCAATGCTAGGAGGAATTGCTTTAGTGGGTGGTGTTGCTGCCTCTGCAGCTAAAGAAGAACTAGCTGCTGCTGTTAAAAAAGGAAAAGGAGCTGTTGCTGCTACGATTGAAAAGCTTTTAGGTAAAGGTGGTGTTGCTGAAATGGAAGAAATAACAAATGAAGTTGAATCATTGAAAAATGAAATCAATGAAGTTAATCTTTTAAATGCTAAATTACTTTACTTAAATAAAATCTTCAGAGCTAAAAACCTAACTGAAAACCAAAAAGCAAAAATTATTCCTGCTTTTGATAAAGCTGCTACCGTAAAAGAAGCAAAACTTATTTTTGAAACCATTTCTGAGAATCTTTCAGATTCAAAGAAATCAATTAAAGAAAATCGTTCTTTAGCTTCTAAACCTGTAGGGGTTGCTCCAAAAAGGGAAGTAATTGTAGAAGTTGATTCTCAAGTTGCTAGATGGCAAAAGTTAGCTGGAATTAAATAAATTATAAATTAAATTAAAAAAAAAGAAAAATGTCACAATTAAATTCTCTTTTAGAAAGCTCGGCTGGTTCTTGGAAGAACCTTCAGAGTGATGCCGCTAGATTAGCAGGCAAGTGGGAAAAGACAGGATTGCTAGAAGGTATCAACACTGAGACCGAAAAGAACAATATGTCTATGATCCTCGAAAATCAAGCTAAGCAATTAGTAGTTGAATCTTCACTTTCAGGTGGAGGGGTATCTGGTGGTACTTTTACTGCTGGAACAGGTGAGCAATGGGCTGGAGTAGCTCTTCCACTTGTACGTAAGGTATTTGGTCAAATCGCTGCTCAGGAATTCGTTTCTGTTCAACCTATGAACCTACCTTCAGGTCTTGTATTCTTCCTAGATTTCCAGTATGGAACTGTTAAGAATCCATTCAGTACTGCTGGTGGTAATGTTTACGAATCTGGATCTATGTATGGTTTGACTGAAGGTGGATCTGCTCCATCAGAAGGTCTTTATGGTGCTGGTAGATTTGGATATTCTATCAACAACACTGCTTCTGTATTTACTGCAACTGTAACCACCGCTTCATTTGCTCAGGTAAATTTTGATTCAACTTATTCTGCATCTGTTGCTAATGGTGATTTCAAAGCTGTAGCTGTTGATATGTCTAACACAAATGCAGATCTTAAAGCTGCTCGTGCTTTTCACGTAGCATCAGGTTCATTAGTAAATATAAATCCTGCTTTCACCACTGTAAGTGGAAACACCGTAACTTTCATTACTGATGGAGGTTCAGAAGCTGGTACTTATAACAATTTCCCTGTTACTTTCTCACTAGCTCCACTAGATAATGCTCGTGGTGATTTTGAAGACGGTAATACTACATTGAATCCTGAAAATGGAACTATCTCAATTCCTGAGGTAAATGTTAAGTTGAAATCAGAATCAATCGTTGCTAAAACACGTAAGTTGAAAGCTGTTTGGACTCCTGAATTCGCTCAAGATCTTAACGCTTACCAATCTTTGGATGCTGAAGCTGAATTGACATCTATCATGAGCGAGTATATCTCATTAGAGATTGATCTCGAAATTCTTGATATGTTGATTTCTTCTGTTCCTGTTGGAAGCACAGAATTCTGGTCAGCTGAAAACAACCAAGCAATTAATGCTGGTGAAACTGCTTTCACTTCTTTAACTTCTGGTTTCTATAACACACAAGGACAATGGTTCCAAACACTTGGTACTAAAGTACAGAAATTGTCTAACAGAATTCACCAATTAACTCTTAGAGGTGGTGCTAATTTCATGGTATGTTCTCCAACTGTAGCTACAGTTCTTGAATCAATCCCTGGATATGCTGCTGATTCTAACGGTGATGCTGCTCAAGCTAAGTATGCTTTTGGTGTACAGAAAGTTGGTCAGTTGAATGGTAGATATCAAGTTTACAAGAATCCATATATGACTGAGAATCAGATATTGATGGGTTTCAGAGGAACACAATTCCTTGAGACAGGTGCTGTATTTGCTCCATATATTCCATTGATCATGACTCCTCTTGTATACGATCCAGATACATTTACACCACGTAAAGGTCTCTTAACTCGTTATGCTAAGAAGATGATTAGACCCGAATTTTTCGGCTTGATAAAAGTAAGTGGTTTGAACACTATCTAAATCGTTGATTTAGACTTACTATAAAAAGAAAGGGACGCGTTTCGCGTCCCTTTTTTATATGTTTTAGTATTTTATTTGGTTATTACAACAATTGTTCGTATATTCACGGGGTAAATGAGAAACGAAATACATCAAAGAAAACCAAAGATTTCCACTAGAAAATTTGGTTACCCGAGGTATTGTTCGTATATTTACATATAAAGAAATAAAAAAATAAAGGTTATGTCAAATAAAAAAATCAAAGATCAATTACAAAAAGGTAATGTAAAATTTACAGTTGAAGGTATTACTACTTATTGTAAAGGTGATGATGGTGAATATGGAATGAATCCAAAAGTATTTGAAGTTTCCCATAATGGAATGTCAATCCATTCAGATTGGTCTGGGATGAATGTTAATAAATGGGGTCCTACCTGTGTTACATTATACACATATAATATGTTGGGTAAAAAATCAATAGGTAAAATAAAATATTCAGAAATTACAATTAAAAAATAAAAAATAAAGGTTATGTCAAATCAAGTAAAAAGAGGTCGTCCACGTAAAACTCAAGTAGTAAAAACATTTAATCCTTCATCTGTTAAATTGTTTAGAGGTTCGGATTTAAGTTTCAATAATAGTTTATTTATTCCTTTAAAAACTAATCGTGAGATTGATGTTATCCTTTCAACCGAAGGTGGATTAATGCCAGGTACCAATATGGTATTTGTTGGTGGTCCAGGTTCAGGTAAAAGTACTGTTACTTTAGATATGCTATCAGCTCTTACAGATCAAGGACTTAAGTGTTTGTTTGTGAGTGGTGAAATGGATGAAATTGCTCATTACAAGTATTGTAAAAGATTACCTAAGTTTAAAAATGTTCAAACATTATTTTTGAAAAACTATGCTGAAACTGTAAAGGAAACTTTAGAGTATGTTTTCAATCAAGGTTATGATGTAATTGCTATTGATTCACTTGCTGAGGTAATTGAAATGGTAAAAGATAATTACAGAACTACTGAAAGTGCTGCTGAAAGTTGGTTGCTTAACTTACAAGATAAGCATAAAAAAGGTGAAAATAAGTGTTCATATTATACTACTTTCATCAATATTCAACAAGTTACTAAAGCTGGTGATTTTGCAGGATCTAACCGTCTTAAACACATGACTGACGCAATGGCAAAAATTGAAGTTTCTAAAGATGGTTTAGAACGTACAATTCATTTTGATAAAAATAGAGATTGTGATAAAAGTTTTAAAATGTATTTTTCAATCCATCGAGATACAGTTCATTACTCATACGAGTTTACTAACGATTAAAATTAAATAAAATGAAAAACTTAAATTTAATACCACTAAATAACGATATTAATAAGTTACAAGGTTTTATTCCTTCACTTGATAAAAATTGGAGGAACTCACAACGAATCAAATCTAATCAATTTCAAATTGAAACCTTAGATGCAATTTCAGATTTACAAAAATATGGTTGGGAGATTTCAGGAGCAAGAGAGGTTAGGGATAAACGTTCTCGCAAAGTTTCAAACCATCTAATTAAATTAGATCATCCTGATTTTCAAATTAAAAATAAATCAGGTAACTCTGAAGCTGTAGCTTCAATGAGGTTATATAATAGTTGTGATGGTTCCTCACCATTAGAGATGGATTTTGGTGTTTTTCGTCAAGTGTGTTCAAATGGTATAGTAGCTAATACCTCTTATAGTAATCATAAAGTTCAACATACTGAAAAAGGAAATAGTAAAGTTCATGAAATTTTGATGGATGCTAATATTCAAGCTAATTTAGTAATAGATGAATTTAATAAACTTAAAACTGTTGAATTAGATCCTATAAAAGCTATAAAATTAGCTTCAGATGCTGCTCGTATTAGATTTGGTAATATATCTAATTTTGATGTAAATCAACTATTGGAACCTGTTAGAGTTGAAGATACTGATAATGATGTTTGGACTGTATTTAATCGAATCCAGGAAAATTTAACTCAATCTAATAGATTATATAATAGAGATGGTAGTAAAATTTCAGGAGTATCATCAGTAAATGAAGATACTCGAATTAATAAAGCATTATTTGAAAAAGCTTATGCATTAGTTTAAAACACTTTATTTTTATTTCTTTATAAGGGGCCTAAGTTATGCTTAGGTCCTTTTTTTGTTTTAATATTTATTAGAAATAAATAAATTTAGTTCTTTATGGCGTCCAATCATCATACCGATGAGGTATTTAAACAAAAGAGAATACCCAAAAATCCTATTAAATTTAAAATTCAATTAAATGAAGAGCAAAAAGAAGCAAAAGAAGAAATATTAAGAAATACCCTTACTTTATTGGCAGGCTCAGCAGGCTCAGGTAAAACTTTATTAGCATGTCAAATAGCATTGGATGGTCTCTTTTGTAGACAATACGAAAAGATTATAATCACCCGTCCTACCGTATCAAAAGAGGACATCGGTTTTTTACCGGGGGATCTACGTGAAAAAATGGATCCTTGGGTGCAACCCATCTATCAAAATATGTATGCTTTATATGATAAAGTAAAAATTGAAAAATATATTGAAAATGGTCAAATAGAAATAGTACCTGTTTCATTTATGCGAGGTAGAACATTTTTAGATTCTTGCATAATTGTAGATGAGGCTCAAAATGTTACTCATGAACAAATGGAAATGATTGTAACTAGAATTGGTTTACGTTCTAAAATGATTATTTGTGGTGATGATCACCAAGTAGATTTAAAATCAAAAAGAGATTCTGGTTTTAGATTTTTATACTCAGCAGCTCGTAAAATTAAAAATATGTGTGCTATTACTTTAAAACAAAACCATAGAGATCCTATAGTAAGTGGATTAATTGAATTATATGAGGAGGCAGCTGAAGTAGGAATAGTATCAGGTAGTAAAAAATAAAAGTTGTTCCGTTTTTTTCTAATATTTATAAATAAAAAATGTAATGGCATCTATTTTAACTCCTACTACTTTTAAAGTTAACATTCAAGAAGAACATATAGTAAAAAATACTCGAACAGTTAATAATACTACTTTTGAGATAAATAATGTAACTAATGTTGATCGAAGAATTGTAACTTGCCCTACTACTACCTCTATTTCTTTAATAGATATTAACGGGGTAAATCCGGGAGCTGGTACTTTTCCTTCATCAAGCTTACAATATTTAAGAATTACTAACTTAGATAATGCCTTTAATCTAATGCTAACTTTTAGCAGTTCAAAAGATGAATATTGGAGCCAGGAATTAACTCCTACTTCTTCATACTTTCTAGCTAGTGCTAATGTAACCGGAAGTGGGTTTGTTAGTGATTTATCTTCTAGTATCGAAAATATTAAAGCTTATGCTATAAGTAGTAGTATTGATGTTGAGTATGTACTTGTAAACGCTTAATTAAAAAAACATGGCAGTAATACCAATATGGCCCGGATCTAGCTCATTTGCCTCAGGAAGCACTCCTTTTGGTTTCTATGATAGTGATTTAGAATTTCAACAAGATTCAGATAAAGTAGCTAATTTTTGTGCTAGAAGATTAGGCTACCCTATTGTAGATGTAGAATTACAAGACATTAACTTTTATGCTGCTTTTGAAGAAGCAATAACTACTTATGGTAATGAATTATATGCTTATCAAGTAAGAGAAAATTATTTATCTTTAGAAGGAGCTTCAAATACTATAGATCCAAAAAATACTTTATTAACTCCTACCTTAAATAGAATAATTGATTTTTCTCAACAATACGGAATTGAAGCTGGTGTTGGGGGTAATATCGATTGGTATGATGGTTTAGTAAGTTTAACTGCTAGTGTTCAAGATTATGATTTAAATGCTTGGGCTATTGAGCAGGGATATGATAGTGGGGATATTGAGATTAAAAGAGTATTTTACGAATCACCCCCTGCTATCGTAAGATATTTTGACCCCTACGCAGGCACAGGAACTGATTTGCAAGGTTTATTACAAACTTTTGGGTTTGGTAATTATTCACCGGGTATTAACTTTTTATTAATGCCTATAAGCTATGATTTGCAAAAAATCCAAGCTATTGAATTTAATGACCAAATTAGAAAATCTAATTACTCATTTGAAATTAGAAATAATAAATTAAAAATATTCCCTATCCCCTCAGATGACGCAAAATTAAAAATACAATATATTTTAAAATCTGAAAGAGCAGCAGCGGCATTCCAAGATGGTACTAATAAAATTACAGATGTATCTAATGTTCCTTACACTAATCCTATTTATTCTAAGATAAATTCAGTAGGTAGAAGTTGGATATTTGAATACACATTATCTCTAGTAAAAGAAATGTTAGGATATGTAAGAGGCAAATATGGGTCCGTGCCAATCCCAGGTGATACCGTAACTTTAAATCAAAGTGATTTAATTACAGCTGCAACATCTGAAAAAACAGCTTTAATTGAAAGGTTAAGAACTTATTTTGATGAGACTTCTCGTAAAAATTTATTAGAAGCTAGGACCAAAGAAACAGAATTTAGAAAACAGGAATTAAATGAAGTACCATTTACAATTTATATCTCATAAAAAATAATTAAGAATGTGTGCACTTTTTGGAGGTTCAAGAGATGTTAGTTTATTCAGAGGTTTAAGTAGAGAACTTGTGGGAGATATTATTTCCCAACAAGCCGCTATCTATAAACCCCAACTAGCAGAAACCAAAGTAAACATCTATGGTGAAACTCCTGGAACTAGGTATTTTGATGAGCCTGTATTATTAAATTGTTTAATTTCTAGAGACGACCAAGCTTATCCTGAAAGTGATTTAGGTATTGATTTTAATTGGGGGGTTGAATTTAGATTTTTAAGAGATGATTTAATAGATGCTAATGTGTTAATTGAAATAGGAGATATAGTGTTATACCAAGAATCATACTATGAGGTAGATTCTACAGTCTCTAATCAGTATGTAGTAGGTAAAAATCCAGATTACCCTAATGCTGAAAACCCCTTAGAAAATGACTTAGACCAATTTGGCAGCAATTTCTCAGTAATTGTTAAAACTCATATTATTCCTGCTGATAAGTTAGGAATTTCACCTAAGAAAGAAAGATTTTAATGAACGATAATCAAGCATCATATAATAGAAAACCAGTTCCTAAATCACAAAAGGAAATAAGTAATGGGTTTGTTGATCCTTATGATCAAAATTTAGGTAATCCTAATAATTTTGGTTCAAAAAATAGGGGTCATGAACAATCTTTTAGGAATGATACTGTAAAACCTTTTACTTTAGGTATTCAAGATATTGATGAATCTATAATGTATTACTTTAAAAATGTTATTAAACCATTTGTAATACAAAACGGAGAAAGAATTAATGTTCCTATTATTTATGGTGCTCCTGAAAGATGGAAATCATTTCAAAAAGATGGATATTATAGAGACAAAAATGGTAAAATAATGTCTCCTATAATTTTATTTAAAAGAACTAATCTTCAAAAAGTACGAAATATAGGTAATAAATTAGATGCTAATAATCCTGTTAATTTTGGAGTATTTCAAAAAAGATATACTAGTGGAAATGCCTATGGACCATTTGAAGTATTAAATAATAGAATCCCAGAAAAAACTTATTACCCTGTTATTGTTCCTGATTATGTTACATTGCAATATTCTTGCACTATACAAACTTATTATATAGAACAATTAAATAAAATAATAGAGGCTGTAAATTATGCCTCAGATAGTTATTGGGGTAATCCTGAAAGATTTAAATTTAATGCTAGAATTGATTCTTTTAATACTATAAATGAATTAAATGAAGGTCAAGATAGAATTGTAAAATCAACATTTGATTTAACTCTTAATGGGTATATTATATCTGATACAATTCAAAAGAACTTAACTTCAATTGGTAAATTTACAGATAAAGCAAAAATTATATTTTCTGTTGAAGCTACTTCAGATGCTAGTATATTTGAAAAAGGTGAAGTTGAAACGAGAGGAAATAGAACAGTTGTTACTAATTCTTCTACAAACGGTAGAAATAAAGAAGCACAGAATAGATCAAATACAATAGGATAATAAATGGCTAGAGGAGGACGAATAAGATTTTTAGATCAGGTTAGTATTTCTTCACCTCAAACTGCTACATCAGGAGGAGGTAGTGGTGTTACTATTACTAATAATGATGTTTCTGGAAGAATTCTTACAACCTCTGGAGAAAATGACATAATTAATGGTAATACCGATATAATTTTTGTTGGGGGTAAATTAGGTATAGGAACATCAGGAGTAACCCCTCAAGCTATGATTGAGGTAAATGGAGTTAGTACGGATTTAATCTTAATAAAAAATCAAGATGGTAATGGAGTAAAATTTACAGCAGATGGAATTTTACAACTTTTACCTTATATAGGTTCTGCTACTCCTGTAGAAGGTGGAATTATTTACAGTGGAAGTGAATTTTACTATGGTAGTTAATATTTATAAATAAAACATTTTTAATTTAAAAACAATATGGCAACTTGGAAAAAAATTATAGTCTCAGGCAGTGCAGCTGAACTCAATCAATTAAATGTTGAATCTAACCAACAAATATCAAGTTCTGTTAATGATACTTTTTTAAGTGGTTCATTTAGTGGTTCTTTCTTTGGAGATGGTTCTGGTTTATCTGGAGTTGCTGCTAGTTTTCCTATAACTGAACAAACAAATCTAGCTAATACTGATAAATTTTTTATTAATGATGGAGCTAGTAAATTTGTTACCTATGGTAATTTATTAACAGATTTAGCTGGTACTAACTTAGCTGTAGAGGGAACAGATAGTTTAACATTAGCAACTGAATTAACAGGATTATCCGCCTCAGGTTCATTCTCAGGTTCATTCCAAGGTAACTTTGTTGGAACTACGAATTTACCAGATTTAACAGATGGTAATGGTATTACAGATTTTACTTATGATGGTTCTACAACTGCTACAATATCAGTAGAAGTTTCAGGTTCTACTTTAGAAGTAGGAACTGGGGGAGTTAGAGTAGCCGATTCAGGAATTACTGCAAATCAAATAGCAACTTCAGTTGCAGGTAACGGTTTAGCAGGTGGTGGTGGTACTGCTCTTAGTGTTAATGTTGATGATTCAACAATTGAAATTAACACAGATACTTTAAGAGTTAAGGATTCAGGAATCACAAATGCTAAATTACAAAATTCTACAATTACACTTGGTAGTTCTACTTTAACATTAGGGGGTACTACAACAGTAGTTGATGGTTTAACAGCTTCAGGTTCATTCTCAGGTTCATTCCAAGGTGATGGTTCGGAATTAACTGGAATAGCTTCTACATTGAATTTCTCAGGTTCAGATGGTAGTAACGGTTCAGTTTCTTTAACTACCCAAGCACTTACTATTACTGGAACTGCTAATGAAATTGAAACTGCTGCTTCAAGTCAAACTCTTACAATTGGTTTGCCTAATGATGTTACAATTGGAAATGATTTAACAGTAACTAATGATTTAACAGTTTCTGGTAATACTACAATTGAAGGAAATTTAAATGTAAATGGTACTACAACTACTATTTCATCTTCAAACCTATTAGTAGCTGATAAATTTGCACTATTCGCTTCAGGTTCTACTTCAGCTGTTGATGGGGGTATTATTGTTCAAAGTGATGTAGCAGGTACAGGTTTAGCTTTAGGATATGATTCCTCAGCAGATAGATGGGCATTCCAAAATGGTTTAGCTCATGATGCAACCACTATTACCCCAGATGCATATTTAGTATCAGCAACTTCTAGTGCAGCTGCAAATCTTCCAGCTAATCCTAATTATGGAGGAGCTAGTAATGGCTATGGTAATATATTTGTTGCAAGTGATACAGGAGATATTTATATTTATTCATAATACTATAAATCCCCATTAATTTGGGGGTTTTATTTTTTTTAATGTTAAAATTAATTAACAAAGTTATGGGTTTATTGGATCAGGCTAATAATAATAAAATTATTAGTAAAATAGATGAAGTAAAAGTTGATTTATCTAAAGAAGAATTAGAGATACTTTTGGGGACTCTTAAAAATAGTCATTTTAAGGGTGAAATAGTAGAAACTATTTATAATTTGGTTTGGAAACTCCAAAATAGTTATTTATCATTTCCTACTACAAAACCTCAAGATAATAAATAATTATGAAATATTCTCTGGAAAATTTAGATTTAGTTGAGTTAAATACTATTTTACAAGCATTAAATAATATTACTATTAAAGGATCAGATGCTCCTTTTTTAACCCAACTTTTAAATAAGGTTAATAATTCTATCCAAAAGGCACAAGAACCCCCCATAACCCCTCCTACTAAGACTGTATCTAAGAAATAAATATAATATTTATAGCAAATTATTGGCCCTACAATAATAGGGAAGTGGGCACAGCCATATCTGTGTAACCAACCATAATAAAATAAATATGCCAAATTGGAAAAAAGTTATTACATCTGGTAGTAATGCAGAATTAAATAATTTAACCGTAACTGAGATAACTGCATCCAGTGCACAATTTAATTCAGTTCCTGCAGGAACAGATAATACCGTATTAATAGTAGATAATAGTGGTAATGTTCTTAGAGATGAAATTGATTCAAGAGTTTGGGGTAGCACATTAGTTGATGGTTCGAATGGTGTTGATAATCGAATAGCAACATTCACAGATGCAAATTCTTTAAATGGTGAAGCAAACCTAACATATGATGGCTCAGAGTTAGGATTATCCGGCGACCTTACTATGACTGGGGGTTCAATAGGCGTAGGCGTAACGCCCAACGCAACAGATGGTAGAATTGATGCATCAAATGATATTGTAGCATTCTCATCATCAGATAAAAGATGGAAAACAAATATAAACACAATTGAATCTCCATTAGAAAAATTACAAAAATTAAGTGGTGTAGAATTTGATTGGATTGAAGATTGGGAAGTACATGGTAATGTAGGAAATGATGTTGGGGTTATTGCACAAGAAGTAGAATTAGTTCTACCACAAGCAGTTCAAACAAGAGATAGTGGGATGAAAGCAGTTAGATATGAAAAATTGATACCACTTCTTATTGAAACTATCAAAGAACAACAAAAACAAATTGATGAACTTAAAAATAAGATTGGGTAATGGCACTAACAGCATCAGGACAATTAAGTTTAGGTGATATTGCAACCGAAATGGGTGTATCACCATCAAATGTATCACTTACTACCCAATCAACTACTGACATTAATACCAACTCAGAATCAAAACCAGATGGGTCAACACCTCATGCGGTATCAGAATTTTATTCATATGACCATTCTGCATCACCATCACTTACGGCATTTTTTGTAGATGAAAACTCATATGAGGATGGTCGCGACGCTTGTATATCTGGTGTACAAAATGCAGAATGGTATCACGATGGTGCAGGTGCATATCCCACAGATGGAGATACTGTATATACAGATTCAGATGGATTGGCCAATCCAGCAGATGGAACTTATTGGATGAATGAACCATCATCATTTATTGTGACTGGTGGTACGGTTAGTGATGTAACACCTTGTGAATAAAATAGGAATAAATTATGTATGAACAAAGAAATTTTATGATTTTTTCAACTTCCGAAACAGGAAGTATTGATTTCTCAGAAGTATTAGAAACTTCTTCAGAAACTCTTAGATTAAATTTAAGTGGTTCAAAATCATTCGTAAAATGGGATGGTGAAACAATACCAACTTCAGTTTCTTCATTAACAACAAAAGAAGGCCCATATACTTATGAAGAAATTAAAAATATTCTAACAGGTTCAGATTGGACTGAAGAAATAGAGATGTAAAATATGAAAGCTATAGAAACAAGCAATTTTCAATCAGATATCACAAGCATAGACCAGTTTATTGGTAGTAAAATAAATCAAGTCACGTGGCAGAGTGAACCAATTGAATTAAACGGAAATCAATATATTAAATATAAGTCTATTCTGGATGATTGGTTAGATGGAAAAGAGGTAGTAGAAATTGAAATACCATCTGATGATGTATAAAAATATAAAACTTTATCTAAACAAGTTAATTAGGATTTAATTATGGCAATAAGAATCGGACGAGCAGCTCCCGCCTATGAATTTCACTTTACTGCCGATGATGTAGTAGAAAGTGGGGGAGCTATCAGCCAACTAAACGACCAAAGTGGGAATGGTAATGACGCTGTTATGTCCGGAGGGGCATACCAACCTTCATATAACGCAACAGATGCTAATTTAAACAGTCAACCAAGCATTACATTCAATAATGATACAATGGATTTATCTATTCCAGCTGTTATTAGAAGTTCAGATAATTTCACAATGTTTTGGGTAGGTAAAGTAGATACAGGGCAACGATTTGATATAATAGGAGATGCATTTAAAGCTGAAGATGTCATTACAATTTTTGAAGATTTAGGATATGTAAGACTTAGAGCAGAATCATTTACAAATGCAGGAGCTACAACCGCCAATATTACCAACTGTTTGTTGTATTCTTCAACAATGGACACATATGCAGTTTGGTGTATTACCATTGATGGGACAACTGCAAAATTATTTAAAAATGGTAGCTTAGAAGATAGTAATACTACTTTAGCTAATAATTTTGCACCTTATACTATAGGGGCTCTTTCTACCTCAAGGCGGTCTAAAGGTACAATCGCAGATTTTAGAATAAAAAATCAATACGACCTTTCAGAGATTAACTCAGTAGGCTCTGAATTAGCAACAAAATATGGTTTTACTTGGACAACAATAACTTAAAGTAGGTTTGGATTATGAGTACAATAGGTGGACCAGATATTATATCAGATGGGTTAGTTCTAGCATTAGATGCTGCTAATACCAAATCATATCCTGGTAGCGGAACTAATTTAAATAGTACAATAGGTGGTGAAGTTGGCGCTCTAACTAATAACCCAACCGTTAATTCTACTGAAGCTCTTGGCACTATAACTTTAGATGGTTCAAATGATTACATAGATTTTGGAAATGCATCTGTAGCCAATTTTGATTATAATGATGCATTCAGTTACGAAATATGGTTGAGGTCAACAGCAAATGCCAGTAAATACATTATGGGTAAAAATGAATCTAGCGGGAATTATAGAGGGGTAGAAATATCATATAGAGGAAATACTCATGTAGGTAAAATATCATTTGCCATACGAAATACAAATTCAACCTCTAACAGAATAGTTGTATCTACTGTAAATAATACTTATAGAGGTAACAATTGGCATCATATCGTAGGTACATATGATGGCTCGGGTACTGCAAGTGGAATGAATATTATAATAGATACTGTAAATGATACTACAGCCGTAAGTACAGGGAACATATCGGGTGGAATAACAAGCACATCAAATCTTTGTATAGGTAGTCGAAATGGAAACGCAAACTATCTACCAGGTACATTTGGGTTATTTAGAATATATGCAAAAGAATTAAGTTCTGCAGAAATATTACAAAATTACAACGCAACAAAATCAAGGTTTGGATTATAATCAAAAATTCATTATAATAAAGAAAAAGAATAGGACTGGTTATGCCCGAAACTAAAATTGAAGAACATGTTGATCTTATTGCAACACGTATTCCACCGGGTGATAATTGGGAACTAGTAATTGATAAAGGCAATGTCATTGAAGGTTTAGTTCAAACACTAACTACTTATATGCGAAAGACCGAATTCAAAGGACATTATCGTTTAGAACCATTAAACGGAAAATTGTTTGCAATCAAAGAAATAGAAGTAGAAATACAAAAACCAAAACCACAGAAGTGGGATCTATATGGAGAATCATAAATGGCTGAAAAGAAATTAGAAAAACAGCACGTCACGGAAATTGAACAAATCAGAACAAAGTTTGCTGAAAATAACACAGAAATTGCATTAGCTACAAAAGAAATATATGCAATGCAACAACGTACTCAACAACTTGAAGCATATCAAGAACAACTGTTACAACAGTTTCAAACCCTCCAATCACAAGAAACTGATTTGGTAAATAAACTCAAAGAACATTACGGCGAAGGACAAATTGATCTTGAAAAAGGTATATTTATCTCCGAATCATAAGTTTGGCAAAAAACATTCATATTTATATTAAACTAACAAGGAGATAATTTAATGGCCGAAAGAATCGTATCGCCGGGTGTATTCACGGTAGAAAAGGATCAATCATTTCTGCAGGCTGGTGTTTCTGAAATTGGAGCTGCCATTGTTGGGCCTACCGTAAAAGGTCCTGCATTGATTCCAACCCAAGTAACATCATTCCAGGAATTTGAAAATATATTTGGTTCTTATTCAGAAGAAACATACGTACCATTTGTGGTACAAGACTACTTGCGTAATGCAGGAGTAATGACAATAACAAGACTATTATATGAAGATGGGTATCAACTTGATAATGGTGTATTAGCTATTATTGCTGAATCTGCTTCTGTATCATATGTAACCCACGTTCTTCACCCATCTCGCCCAGTATCAACAGTAGGCGCTGGCAATGATGTATTTGAAGATGCCGTATTAGCAGACGCAGGGTCTGGTTCATTCTCACTTAAATTGTCTGGTTCATATGCATTTGACAGCAATGTAACTAGAGCAGATGATTTTTATACAGAAGGTGCAAATATATCAGGATCAATTGTATCAACATCTAATAGCTATTTAACAAAGACAATCGGAGCTGACGCAAAAACAGATTCATATCCAGTATATGTAATTTATGAAAATAAAGGTGCTTCTGCATTGTTTAATAATATAGGCGATGTTACAGTTAAATTACAAAATTTATCAACATTTGTAAATACCGCAGATTATTCAACAGCAGCAACGCCATGGATTACATCACAAAAAATTGCAGGTAACGCAAAGAATTTGATTAAATTCCATACATTATCGCATGGCACATCAACTAACCACGAAGTTAAAGTTGGTATTCGTGATATTAGAATTGCATCAGAAGTAGCTGATCCAAATGGCTTTGGTACATTTACGGTTGAAGTTCGTAGAGTAAATACTGCTAACATTAAAAATTCTCCATATTCATCTGATGATACAGATGCAAGGCCAGAAATTGTAGAATCATATACTAATGTTAATTTAGATCCATTATCTCCACGCTATATTGCAAGAGTGATCGGTGATCAATATCAAACCTCAGATTCTACCGGCAAGATATTTGTTAATGGCGATTATCCAAATATTTCTGAATACATAAGAGTAGAAGTTGATAATGGTGTTAAGAATAGAACAAATGATGCTGAATTAGTACCATTTGGTTTCCGTTCAATGTATTCACCTATTCCGAATGCATCAGCATCTGTTAACTTAGAACCAGTTGTTTATCAATCTTCACAGACAGTAAGTAGTATATTTAGTAGTAAGAATTATCATGGATTTGATTTTACAGATTCACATAACTTGAACTATTTAGCTCCTACTCCTTCAACTGCAGCAAGTACTGGAAGCAACGCGGATTTCTATCTTGGTGATATTACACAAGCATCGCAAGCATCTTTCCCTAGTTTAGCTTCACCATATACGGGTTCATTAGATACAGCATTAACAGCTGATACATTTACAACAAATGTAAGTATTAATACACGTAAATTTATTGTTGGTTTCCAAGGTGGATTTGATGGTGCAAGACCTAACTTACCTAAATTAACTGGAACAAATATTACTGCAAATAATACATTTGGATTTGATTGTTCTGGTGCATCAACAACAGGTACTACGGCATATAAGAAAGCGTTTGCAGCGTTATCTAATACAGATGTATATGATATTAATATGTTATTAACACCGGGTATAATTGAATCTTTACACCCAACAGTTACCTCAGCAGCTAGAACATTAGTAGAAGATCGTCAAGATGCATTCTATGTAATGGATTCAAATGCTTTAACAGATTCTATTGCAACCGTAACTAATACAATTAATAGTATTGATTCAAATTATACATCTACTTATTATCCATGGGTAAAAATTATTGATACAAGTAGAAACCTTCCAATTTGGGTTCCGCCATCAGTAGTTGTACCAGGCGTATTAGCATTTAATGATGCAGTAGCTGCCCCATGGTATGCACCAGCTGGTTTGAACAGAGGTGGATTGACACAAGCTATTGATGTTTATAATAGATTGACACAAGCAGAACGTGATACATTGTATGAAGCGAGAGTGAATCCGATTGCAACATTCCCTAATCAAGGTATTTGTATTTGGGGACAAAAGACTCTTCAAGCACGTCCATCTGCATTAGATAGAGTAAATGTTAGAAGATTACTTATTACGGTTAAGAAGTTTATTGCTTCATCAACCAGATATTTAGTATTCGAACAAAATACGGCTGCTACTAGAAATAGATTCTTAAATATTGTGAATCCTTATTTGAATCGTGTAAGGCAGCAACAGGGTTTATATGCTTTCCGTGTTGTAATGGATGAAACAAATAATACACCTGATTTAATTGATCAAAACATTTTATATGGTCAATTATTCCTTCAACCAACAAGAACGGCTGAATTTATTGTGTTAGATTTCAATATACAACCAACCGGAGCTTCTTTCCCAGAATAACCGGGTAGTATAAATTTTAAAAGGCAGGGTTTCGGCTCTGCCTTTTTTACTATTCATCATATTTATAATAAATTACGGAGAAAACAACATGGCAGATATTTTAACTGATGAAGAAATCTTTTTCAAGGATTGGGAACCAAAACTACAAAATCGTTTCTTTATGTACATTGATGATATTCCTTCATATATTATAAAAGCATCAGATAGACCAAAATTACAACAAAACCCAGTTGTATTTGATCATATCAATGTTGAAAGAAAGATTAAAGGAAAATCTCGTTGGCAAGATATCAATATTACACTTTATGATCCAATTGTACCATCAGGAGCACAAGCTGTTATTGAATGGATTCGTTTAGGCCATGAATCTGTAACTGGTAGAAATGGTTATTCAGATCAATACAAGAAAAGATTAACATTCCATTCATTAGGCCCGGTAGGTGATAAAGTAGAAGAATGGACATTAGTTGGTGCATTTATTAATAATGCTGATTGGGGTAACATGGATTGGGCAAATGATGCCGCAGTTGAAATTTCATTAACACTTTCATACGATTACGCAATCTTAGAATATTAATTTATTAGAATGGGAGTTTCGGCTCCCATTTTTACTGTTCAAAATATTTATTTTAAATAAAAGGTTATATACATGAAAGTAACAGACAAATACGTTGATCCAATTGAAGCTGCAAAAGCAAAAGCTGTAGCAGAATATGAAGCAACAACAAAACAAGATGTTCCTGGCGAAATAGTAGACTTACCGTCTCAAGGAAAATTTTATCCAAAAAATCATCCACTTCGAAGCGGTAAGATTGAAATGAAATACATGACTGCTCGTGAAGAAGATATTCTCACAAACCCATCATATTTAAGGCAAGGTATTGTTATTGAAAAATTATTAAATTCAATGATTACTACACCAGGAGTTACTTACGATAACATACTAAAGTGCGATACTGATACATTGATAGTAGCTGCTAGAATTTTAGGATATGGTAAAAAATATTTAGCACAAGTTGTTACTGAAAAAAATAAACCCGAAAAAATAGAAATTGATTTAACACAATTAGATTTAAAACATGTACATGTAAAAACTGACAACAACGGTTATTTTGATTGTGTAACAACATCAGGAAATGAGTTTAAACTTAAATTAGTGTCAAATCTAGATGTAAAAAACTTTGACAGTGAACAATTAGTTACATCATTTTTAAAAGCAAGTATTGTTGAAATTAATGGAGAAACTTCTGCAGAAAAAATTTCGACATATGTTGATACGCAATTGCGAATTGTAGATTCTCGAGAATTACAAAAATATATTCAATCATGTATTCCTGGTATTGATTTATCAATTGAAGTTAGTGATGGCCAAGGAGGCGTCACTGAAACCGGGTTTCAGCTTGACACCGGCTTTCTTTGGCCTGAACTCTGAATATCGTAAATTACTTCATGAAGAAATATTTTCTTTAGTTTTTAAAGGGGGCGGATTCTCCTGGACTGAGGTATTCAATATGCCAATTACTTGGCGTAGATATTATCTTAGACAGCTTAAAACTTGGTTAGCTCCTGCAGACTCACCACCTGCAGAAACTAATACTAGTCCAAAAGTTACAAAACCTCCGTTTTAGATATTTATTGATATATGACATCACAAAAAGACATATTGATAAAACAGCTTCGTACAAAGCCTCGTACCGGACAAGGTCCAGTAGATCCAGAAGATTTAAAACGAGGAGAAAGTGCATTTAAAACATATATAGAAACTCTTAAAGATTCTACCAATGCATTTGGCGGCGCGAATTTAGTTGCTGCAAAACTTAATGCAATTTTAGCTGATGGGACTAAGCAGTTAGTTGAACTAACAAAACAAACTAGCTTTTATGAACAACGTAACGTTGAATTAGCAAAAAAATTAGGAATTACAACTACTGCTGCTACACAATTAGGAGTAAAACTAGATAAGGTTGGTAAATCATTAAATATTGGTGCTGAAAGTGCAAGAAAATATGCAGCTTCGATCGAAATGCAATTTACTGGTTTAGGTAAATTTATTAGTAAACAAGCAGAAGAAGGAAAAAAAACAGCAAAGAATCTTTTTTCTATAAACGACCTTTTACAACAACAAGCTGGATTATCCGAAGAATCATCAGCTGCATTTATTAATTATGCATTACAAAGTGATTTAGGTATAGAACAAACAGTACTACAATTAACTGCAATGCGTGATGCACTTGAAGCAAATGGAGTAGAAGCCGGAACATTAAATGAAATGTTTGATGAACTTTCAAAAGTTTCAGCAATGAATTCTACAATATTTGGTAAATATCCTTCGCAGTTAGGATTAGCTGCATTATCTGCAAAACGTTTGGGAACTTCGTTTGATGCAATAGCAGGCGCAGCCCGCGGAGCTTTAAATATTGAAGAGAGTATTGGTGCAGAAATGGAGTACCAATTATTAACAGGTCAAAAAATTAATAAAGGCAATGAAAATTTATTAAATACATTAAGACAACAATATTTAACTGGAGCTGACCCGACAGCGATGGCTAAAACATATACATCAATTTTTGAAACACAAGGTGATTATATACGAAATAATGTAGTAGCTGGAGAAGCACTAGCAAAAACTATGGGTATTGGTACTGACGAACTATATAAACAGTTACGTGCATATGATGCAAGAAAGGCGGTGTTAGAGGAAATTAAACAACCAGATGTGTTAGCTTTAGTAGAAGAAGGCGATTTAGAGGGATTACAAAAAAAGCTGGATGCAGGCGAAATAGTTGGAGAAAGTCAAGTTAAAGCAATTGAAGATTTTACTAAAGCACAAAATACTTTGTTAAGTAGTGATGAAGTTTTAGCTAAAAGTATGGAAGATCTGCGAGCAGCAATTGCAAATAATACATCTGCGTTGTCTGGTACAACTGGATTGCAAAATGTACAAGGAAGAATTCAAGCTATGCAAACTACCGTCCCGAATGCTTTGAATCCTTTACTATCTGCAACAACAAAATTTTTCGATGCAATACCAGAATCATTAATGGATATTGCAGGAGATGTAATATTAGCTGCAGATGGATTACGCGTGATAGCTAATAAACTCGGCATAGATGTACCACTATTAAAAGAAAATGATTTTATCCTTCGCCCTGGCCAAGCTCCAATTTCATTTCGAAAAGATGATATTTTAATAGGAGGTACAGATCCATTCGGACAAAAACAAAATGCTAATAGAATGGGCGGCAATGTAAATATTGCTGCAGCAGTTGCTCAAGCATTAGAATCAAGCAACTTAAATGTTACAGTTAAATTAGATCCATTAGCAGTTCAAACTGAAGCAAAATTCAGATCAACTAGATTAAATAGGACAGTGTAACATATGCCATTCATAACACAAACACCGATATCAGATCAAATACAAAATGGTCAATTACCATCATCATATTCAGCATATGACACCACCGGGAAGCTATGGGACACTTTATCTAATTGGAATATAACTACAAATATCAAGCCATCAGATGCAATTGGTCCAATTGCCAATTCTACTAATACTAGTGGAATCGGTATAGCTCCAAATTATTCAGCATATGACACCACCGGGAAGCTATGGGATTCATTAGAAAATCACAGTAATGTTATAAATATAAAACCGTCTGATGCAATTAGTAGAATTGGTATAGCTCCAAATTATTCAGCATATGACACCACCGGGGAGCTATGGGATAGTTTATCAAAATATGATATAAAATTAAATATTAAACCAAGTGATGCAATCTCACCCACATCTGGCAGAATTATTTCAAATTATTCAGAATATGATATTGACGCTAGTAGAAAATCATTAAAATTCATTGGTCCTACTAGAACACCTATAACAAATCAGATTGATAGTGCAACCGGTGTTATAAATAAAGAAGATTTTTCATTATATGACACCACCGGATTAATTCAAACAACATTAATTAATAATAATGTATCAGCTGCAGTTACTACAGGTGTTTCAAAATCTAGATTTTTAAGAAACGTTAAATATTCAGAGTTAAAACAAAGTAACTTTATAGGATTAGATATTGATTCGGGACGTTACAATGCATTCCTATATACTGGTACATTAACAACTGTTAATAATCCAAAAGAAAAATACGATACTATCTATCGTAATACTAATTTAGGCGGTCAGTTATTGCAGGGAGGGTTGGCTCAAGCAAATGGGTTAATTTCTACAAATTTAGGATTATCAGTAAATACATCGGATATTAGTAAAGCAATTCAACCACAAGGTTCATATGAATCATTAAATTATGATCAACTTTATTCAACACGAGGATTAGGAACTCAAGATTTTCGTAATTTTAAAACATCTGGGTTAGGAAGATTAGATGGGACGACTTCTGCAGCAATATCATTAGCTGCTGGTAAATTATCTGCAGCAAGTACTAAATTAGTATCATTAAATGCAGCTGCAATTGCATCTGCACAATTAATGAATAATATAGGACATAATGGACGTTTACGTACTAATGGAACATATAATTTATTTAACCAACAAACTTATTTCGGAATGGGTACGCAAGACGAACCAGGCGTATTGAGAAATGACTTTACAGCTGGCTCGGAAGCTACTAAAGTGTGGGGACTTAATAGTAAATGGACAACGCCCGTGGCACTTAATGCATTTCCATTTAGGGGCGACCGAGTTACAGTACGAGATTATGTACAAAATAATTATAGTGAAATTTATAATTGGAGAAGCTCAGACTGGCAACCAAAATCAAATGAAAAATCTGATAGTAATAAAGGATTTGCTAGAGCAATAACAGCAATATCAAATACTATTGGTAAGTTACGAAATAGCAATACAAAAGACTTTATTAAATTTTATTTAACAGGTAAAGATGTATATCCTGGTTCAACAGAATCAGATGATATTTTTGTATTTAGAGCTAATATAACTGCATTAAATGATTCGTTTTCACCACAATGGACACCAGTATCTGCATTAGGTCGTGCTGACACAAATTGGATATATTCATCATTTCAAAGATCTATAGATTTATCATTTTCTGTATATGCAACAAGTAGAGATGAAATGCGACCAATGTGGAGAAAGTTAAATTATCTTTCAACATATACAATGCCAGAATATGATATACAATACCCAACATATCGAGGTAAGTATTTGCGAATAACAATTGGTGATTTATTTATATCTCAACCAGCATTTATAACTAGTTTGACATATACATTAGCAGATCAAGAAACTACTTGGGAAATTAATATTGAAGAAGATAATAACATGAAACAAGTGCCACAAAAGGTTGAAGTACAAATGGGATTACAATTTATCGGAAACCAAATACCAAGATATCAAGGACAAGCATATAGTTTACATACAGAAGAACAATATAATAGTACTGGAGAAAATAATACACCAGGTAAAGGAAATTGGTTAAGTGACGCATCACGTCCTCCATTTTTATTATCTCGAGCTGGTTTGGATGAGATAGAGGCTGATGCAACTGCTGCAGAAATACAACAAGGTTTAGACGACGTAAATAATTTTCAATTTGATGCAATATAATTATGAGTAGATATAATAAAAATAGAATAATTAAAGATGAAAACAGTGTTCGCAAACTAGACACAAAAATTCTAACAGCTCCCGTACGGTCTGAAAATGATATTTACATACAAATATATAATGCAGAACGATTAGATTTATTAGCATATCGTTTTTATAATGATCAATCAAAATGGTGGATTATATCTGCAGCAAACAATTTGAAACCTGGTAGTTTATATACTCCAGAAAATATAGTATTAAGAATTCCAGTAAATGTAGAAACATATTTAGATAATATCGAGAGTTATAATAATGGCAGATAATACAGTTTTTTATAGTGATATTAACGAATCAGTTGTACAAGAATTAAACTGGAGAAAACAAGCCGGATTTTCTAGAAGTACTGCTGAATTAGATTGGACTGTATCTAAAACTTCATGGGCTAACGTACGTATTACTAAAGATGATGGAACTACAATAGATGCATTAAATTACCGTGGATTAACAGGCGACTCTGTATCGAAAGATTATTTACCAGCTGGTTATCTTTCAACAACAGCATATAGAACCCCACCAGTTTTACAACTTGTAGATATACAATTTGCTGATTCGTCTGGAGGTATTCCTGGATTACTAAATGATGCACAATTACAAATTATTGTTCCTGATATTGAATATTTTAATAATACATTTGAAAAAAATTGGCTTCGCCCGGGCGTAAATATTCGAATTGAATTTGGACATTCTGTACGTATAGGTGAAGATGGTAACCGAGGACTTTTTACTGGCAAAATAGTATCATTTGGTTTTGATATACAAGAAGATGCAACAGTAGCAGTTTCTATACAAGCAAAAGCTACTACAGAATTATATACAGAAATTCCTGCAGCAAAAACGGTAGAAATGGTACAAGAATTATTATCTGGTAGTGGAGCAAATGCACAAGATCGAGAAATTGTTGGTATTGCCAGAAAGTGGTTTGATACATTATTACCAGATGCTGATGCCGGAAGTGCATATTATTTAAATCAAACTGAAATAACAGACCCATTCATTGAACCTGATATAAAAAGTATCGGTGTTGCTTTACCAGAAACTGAGGTTATTGACACGACTAATTTATATCGATATATAACTGCATTACAGTTTAATGGCAAATACATACAATATATTTCATTAGGATTATTAGTTGAATTACTAAATCAGTTTATTGTAAGTAAATGGGATAATACAACACAACAACGACCATTTTTAACGGTTTCGTCTGAACTTTCAAAATCGGGATATTTAGAAAATATAGTTTCAACAGACCCAAGCCGAATAATACTTCCTGGACAAGATAATTATTATCAATTAGGTGGAGTTGCAACTAGCGCTGCTGAGCTTGAAGAAAGTCTAAAAAACCAACAATCAATTATTACGCCATATGAAGAATGGATTCAAAATTTAAAAGAAAATAACCAATCTAGCACTAGGGATTTAAAATTTTATAACGAAGAAAATGGTACAAAAGTTGGATACCCTGCATCTATATTAATTTCAATTGATGCAATACAAGAAATTTTTGATAGATTATTATCTATAGAGCAACAAAAAAAGACACGCGAAGAACGAGAAGCTGTTACTATTAGCATTACTAAACTAATTAACAATGTTAGTAATTTAATTTATACATGTACAGGAAAAGCAATTGATTTGCAACTTACGAGACATCCTGATGTAAATAGTACGGATTCTGCTATTGCTACTGCTGCAGAATCTATATTGATACTTAGAGATGCAAATTACGTAGATACAACTAAAAATACAAAGCCATATGTGTTTCCATTATTTACTAATACAAAACGAGGAAGTAATTATTATAACGCAGGCTCATTAATTCGCAATTTTAAAATATCAGGACGAATTCCAGATTCATTAAAACAAGTAGCATTAGTGTTCAGCCAAGATAGTGAAGATAGATTGCAAGGATTTTTAAATTATCAATATGCTGAACCGGAAGAAAAAGAACGAATAAAAGCAGACTTAGATAAACGTTACGATTCTGCAAAAGAAGCATTACAAGAATCTATTACAAATTTTAATAATGCAGTAAATGAAACAACTGAGAAGGATCTAAATACAAAGTTATTACAATATGTTGCAACACCAAGAATTTCCGATACTAGTTTTCCACCACCGTTATGGCCATTAAACATAGAATTTGAACTGGATGGTATATATGGCTTACGTTTTGGTGATGTATTACAATTTGAACCATTACCATCAGCGTATCAATCTGCGGTATTTATTATATATAAAATACAACATATAATTGCAGACAATGATTGGAAAACAAAAGTAACATGTTTAATGCGAACTAAACTTCAATAATATGAGATTACAAACAACATATTTAACAGAAGATATAACCAATAATCTTGTAACAACCGGAAGTCAGTGGATGACTGAAGATAAAAAAGAATATATTGGATTATACCATAGATATGTTACAGGTGAAGTATATACCAGATCTGAATGGGATGCAACTTTATCTAAAAAATTAATTCCTTTTGAAGAAACTACTACGGTTGAAACCATATATAAACGTTTAAAACCAAATGTAAAAACAAAATACGACTTACCAAAACCATATATAGTAACAGTTACATCATCAGATATATCTAAAGGGACATTTACTAGATATTTTTTACAAAATCAACTTTCACTACAAATTATAGAAGTTGATAAAGAACAATTTTCACAATGGCAAAAAAAGAAAGTTGACCCAAATATATGGTTAGGTGTACAATTAGAATGGAGAATTACTGGTAATATTAATGATATTTCAATACTCAATAGAAATTCGGTATTGCAAGCAAATAAAACTTTAAATGGTTTGCAAAATATTTTAACTAATTTTATACAATATGCATCTGATGCAGATTTTATTGTCCCAACAGATATCAATCAATAACTTGGATTTGTAAATATTTTTCATTATTATCTATTGTATGATAGTGGATAATGAAGAAGAATTAGATGCGGTATTGCGTTATGTGCAAGGTCGAAAGACACTTGTAGTGCCAATATATACAGATGCAAATCTTCATCCTGCTGTAAATCGTATTTCATTATTATACATTTATACTGAAGATGCAATAGAACGCATTATTCCTATTCATCATACAGAACAAATTAGGGGCTTTTCAGAACGTCTCTCCGACTTTCTCAATCTAAAAGGTATCTATGTTCACGATAAAAAGAACTGGCTTATATCGGGCGGAAACGAGGACTGCTACGATGTAAAAACTCTGTGGTGGTATACTTACGGCGAAGCATATGTAGATACGCATTATCATCAGACAGCACATAAATTTTATTGGAGCAGACATCAAAATTTACAACATGTAAATGCAATCATACCAATCCAGCAGCATGCGGCAATGTGTCAAAAGATACGACAATATGCATGGCCAATGATCATGAATGCACAACATACCCAATCATATTTATCATTCAATTCAAGATATCCACGAGTATTTGCAGAAATAGAACGTACGGGGCTATGTGTCAATGATTCATTTCGTGATGCTAAACTAGTTACAGCAGGCAAGGTTTATTCCAATTATCACTATCATACCGTAACTGGTAGACCTTCCAATGCATTTCGAGGTTTCAACTTTGCAGCAATGAACAAAGAAGATGGTACCCGAGATGCTTTTTGCTCCCAGCACGGAGCATTAGTTGAAATGGACTTTGATGCATACCACGTACGTTTAATTGCTCGTTTAATTAAATACAAGTTGCCTGCAGGCAGTGTACATGAATATTTTGGTCGATTTTATTTTGATACAACGACACTTACTGAAGAGCAGTATGAACAAAGCAAACAAATAACGTTTAGGCTGTTGTATGGAGGCATTGACAAAGAGTTTTTAGAAATACCATATTTCCGACAAGTAAATGATTTAATTTGGAAGTTGTGGGGCGAATATAAAAAACAAGGATACATCACAACACCAGTTGAACGAAGACCAATTACAATGGAAGGTGTTGAACGAGTAACAGCAAATAAATTGTTCAACTACTATTTACAGGCGTTAGAAACTGAAGTCTCAGTCCGAAAAATGGAACGGGTTGTTGCATATTTGCAAGATAAAACTTCGAAGCTCATACTGTATACATATGATTCATTATTATTTGATGTCAACTCTGCAGAGGCACGTGAGGTAGTTCCCGCTCTTAGAACAATGATAGAAGAGGGAAACTTTCCGGTGAAACTGAAGTATGGAGATATTTATAGTAAAATGAAGAGTGTATCATAGTTATGGATATTATCAATAAAATTTTATTAGAATGGAGATACCAACTTCCGGCCGGGTATCCAAAAACGGATTCAGATTACCATAAGTTAGGCGAAGTCTTATCAGAAATGACTGATTTAGATGTTGCCGACATTCAACGCATTGTTGAACGTGCTCGAACAGGTAACATAATTACGGAACAGGAAGACGCCATTCATAGTGATTATTCAAATAATACACTTGAAATTACTGAAACAGTTAATAAGTATGGACAATTGTTATTTGAAGGTTATACTAAAGAAGATTTAATTGCAGTAATCAATAACACACCATTGCCAGATAAATTAATTAGATATATTTCAAGACTAATTGACAGTGCTACTTCAGAGTCGAGTGTTATAAAAGGATTGCAAGAAAAAGGTTTTGACGAACAAACAGCAAAACGAATATTTGATAAAGCAGTTGAATTAGACAGTTATGTTAAACTACAACAACTATTAACGAAACCTAGTACTCAATTTGATTTTGATGCGTTAAGTACTGAAGGCAACTTATCTGTTATTAGTAATCATATAAAATTTACACCTGAATTTGATAATTGGTTGTATACATACAAACCTACTTTCGGCGGCGTTACAACAGGAGCTGCTGAAAATTTTTTACGTATTACATTACAAGGTGGAAATGTACCAAAAGCAGGAGATGTTGGTATATATGACAAAACGTTAGAAGTAAAAGTAACAATAGCTGGTGGGTTTAGACTTAGAGGTCAGGCAGGCTATGGTACAGGAGCCGACGTATCCAGCTACATAATGTCTGAAATTTCTAAAATATATGAACAAAAAACAGGAGAGTTGTTAGAATGGGGTGATATAAATACTCAATTATATTATAAAACAAGTATATCTCCATTAAATGAAAAGGTAAAGGAATTAATTAGTTCTAATATTTTAACTAGAGAGCAATTTGTAGATATATACGCAAACTCATTAATGCAAGTTTATAAAAATTTTACCGGTGATATAAAATCATTAGTAGCACAGCCGAGTATACAACAAAATGGAATAATTGATATCAATGAATTGTTACCAAGATTAGCCGCAGTCGAGTTTTTATATTATGCTTCTAACGAACCGTGGAATTTATTAATTGCAATTGGTCGTAATAAACAATACATTGTATTAGATAAAGAAGCAAATTTTGAACAGATAAGAGATATATTCGATTCAAAATTTTTAATAGGTGTTCCTGTAACTACAATCAAAGCATCAGCGCAAGATTCCTTAACAAAAGTAGAATATAAAGGATAAACCATTGAAAACACAGTTATTATGTACATTCGCACATCGTAACGATTTAAATATAATAACAGATTATATACAATCAAAATACGAAATACCGGAACGCCGAATATTTGCATTTGCAAACGAAGAACGACTGAATGATTTATATTGCACATACAATGCAAACATTTATGGGGAACGAGGTGCAAACACAATCAGCATCCATCGCAAAAAAGAAACTAATACATTGTATACAGTAAATGCAATGAATGAAGTAATCCGTAGCCAGAACAATGGCATATTAGACAAATCATTCATATTACCATGGCAACAATTTGCAAATTCATTTATTTTAACGGATGAGGATTCTGGGTATCGAGTAATTAAGTTGAAATTTTTTCGCAAGATTACTTGGTAATGAATTTAAAAATGCTTATATTTATATATGTAAAAGGAATCATATGAAACGAAACATTTTAGCAGAAAACATGCGCCGATTCGCAACCAAGAATCTTGCAGAACAAGAAGGATATCAATCTCTAGGACAAAAAGGTGAATTGCCAATGCTTGACCCAGAAGCAGATACAGCTCATTCCGAACAAACTCTTAACCTATTAGCTAAGTCATATGAACTTATCAAACCAAAACGTCTTGATATGTCAGAATTTAAAAATGATGTTCGTGACCTTGTTTCTATTTACAAAGACAAACCAACTGGGACAGCAACTCAGACTGCTTATATGAACGCATTCAGAGAATTGTATCCAACCGTCCAAACACGTTCAGATTTTAGAGGTATTTTGAATACTGTTATGGATAACTTATCACATCTGTTAAAACACGCAAGAAGCATAGAACAAGGAGATACGAGCAATTATGGGTATCGTGTACACCCATGGCAAAAGTCAAAAGGTATATAATTAATAACTTAAACATCAATTAAACATTTATCTTGGATTAACGTCCAAAACTTATTATAATAATTTAAATAATTAATCTTTTTACTAATTTAAACAATTAAGGAGTACTTATTATGGCACTAGATTTAGATGCAATTAAGAACAAACTAAGTTCACTTAACAATCAAGACAACAAGAAGTCTAACCTATGGCGACCAACAGAGGGCAAGCAGCGTATCCGCATTGTACCTTACGTTCACCGCAAAGAAAATCCATTCCTGGAACTTTATTTTCACTACGACATTCCAAAGCGTAGTATGCTTTCACCGATTACTCATGGTAATCCAGATCCAATTGTAGAATTCGCTGATAAACTTAAAAAGACCGGCGACAAAGATGATTGGGTAATGGGTCGCAAAATTGAGCCGAAGATGAGAACATATGTTCCTGTCATCGTAAGAGGTAAGGAAGAAGAAGGTGTTAAATTTTGGGGATTTGGAAAAACAATCTACACAGAACTTCTTTCGATCATTGCTGATCCAGATTATGGAGATATCACTGATTTGAGAAATGGACGTGATATTGATGTAGAATTTACACCTGCAGAAGGAGGAGGATATCCTAAGACTGCAATTCGTGTGAAGCCAAATCAATCTGCAGCTACTGAAGATAAAGCCGTTGCAGAGCTTATCATGAAGCAGCCTAAGATTGAGGATATCTATCCAGAGCCTGAGTATTCAGATCTTGAAGATGCTCTTAAAGCGTGGATGAATCCAGAAAATGCTGATTCAGATGTAGAACAAGAAACTTCGTCTACTACAACAGATGAGGTTGCATCAGAATCACCAAAAGCGACAGCAACATCAGATGTGGGAGCTGCATTTGATGATCTTTTCAATGAATAAATAACAAGGAGCAATTTATGGCTAAAAAGTCAAAGAGTAAAGATGAACTGGAAGATTCATTAGCAGAAACATTAGCTGCAGCAGTTAATACTCAGTTCAAAGGTCAAAATTACAAGACCGCATTCTTTCTTGAAGGTGATAATGATGCTCCGACCAATGTAAAGGAATGGATATCGTCAGGACACTCAATGTTGGATTTGGCGATATCCAATCGTCCTCATGGAGGATTTCCGGTTGGAAGGATCACAGAAATTACTGGGTTAGAAGCTTCGGGTAAGTCGCTATTAGCAGCTCACACGTTAGCAGAAACTCAAAAGAAAGGTGGATTAGCAGTTTATATTGATACTGAGTCAGCAACATCAGCGGAGTTTTTAACTGCTATTGGCGTTGATCTAAAATCAATGCTTTATGTACCTTTAGAAACAATTGAAGAAATTTTTGAAACTATTGAAACAATTGTTGAAAATGTACGTAAGTCTGACAAAGACAGATTAGTTACAATTGTAGTTGATTCAGTAATGGGTGCATCTACAAAGCAAGAAATGAGCATGGAATATGATAAGGATGGTTATGCAACATCTAAATCTATTATTCTTTCAAAAGCCATGAGAAAGGTAACTAACTGGATTGCAAGAGAGCGAATTTGTTTGATTTTTACAAATCAGCTTCGTACTAAAATGGGAGTTATGTTTGGCGACCCATGGACAACATCAGGCGGCAAAGCAATTCCTTTTCACTCATCAGTAAGACTTCGTCTCAAGAACATGGGGCAAATCAAAGCGAAGGTGAGAGGCCAGGAACAAGTTGTCGGCATCAAGACACGTGTTACAGTTGTTAAGAATCGTATGGGGCCGCCACTTCGTAGTATTGATTATGAAATCTATTTTGATTCTGGCATTGACAACTATGGCGGATGGCTCAAAGTGATGAAAGATTTTAAACTTGTTAAACAAGCAGGAGCATGGTATACATATGAAGATATTGATGTGAATACTGGTGAAGTGTTTAAAGAATTCAAGTTTCAATCAAAAGATTTCTTCGAGGTTATAGAAGATGCAGAAATCAGAGAACGTTTGTATAATAGAATATGCAATGAATACATATTCAAATATCAGGCCGGTGTCCATGGTGGCATAGACGATGTAACAATCGACGAAGAAGTTATCAACGAAGAAGGATAACTATATCAACCAACAGAAGGCCGGGGAGAAATCCTCGGCTTTTCTTGTTTATATTCTAAAGTTTCATTATAATATAATTATATGAATAAGTATCAGAAGTTATTTAAAGAGATGAAGGAAGAAAAGCCTTCATTAGATCAAAACGTTGATGATCGATTATTAGTATTCGACGGATTAAATACGTTTATTAGAGCATTTGGAGCAACCCCAGCAACAAATGAAGATGGAGACCATATTGGCGGTATTACAGGATTTTTATATTCTATTGGCAAGTGCGTACGTGATTTTAAACCCACTCGTTGTGTTGTTGTTTTTGATGGTCGTGGAGGCTCGAAAAGAAGAAAAACAATCAACAAATCATACAAAGCAAATCGAGCAAATCGAACAAGATTAAGACGCCATGACCACGCAATGGCTACTATTGAAGATGAGCAAGAAGCTATGCGTCATCAATTTTCAAGATTAGTATCTTATCTAGATAATTTGCCAGTAACATTTCTTGCAATTGACGGAATTGAAGCAGATGACACTATTGCATACATTGCTGAATTATATCGAGAGAAAAGCAAAGAAATTACAATAGTATCTACTGACAGAGACTTTTATCAAATGGTAGACGACACAATCAGAGTATGGTCACCAATCAAAAAGAAAATGTATACTGCTGACACAGTGCATGAAGAATTTGGCGTAACTCCTCAAAATTATGTAGTGTACCGTACATTTACAGGTGATAAGTCTGATAACATTGAAGGTGTTCGTGGCATCGGCCCAAAGACATTATTAAAACATGTTCCAGAACTTGCAAGTCAAAAAGAATTTACTCCTGACGAAATGTTTGAAAAGTCAGAACAATTGTTGGATGAATCTAAGACTTATAAAAAGATTATCGAAAGTCGTGATGTCATAGAACAAAATTATCAGCTTATGAATCTTAAGCTCTTAGACTTTTCAGCAACACATACATCCAACATCAGAAGAATTTTAGAACAACCCATTCCGCCTCTAAACAGAGCAGAGTTTCAACGACTGTTCATGGAAGATAAGATGTGGACTACTATGAAGAATGCACCAGATTGGTTGAATAAAACATGGTTGTCTCTTCACGCTTTTGCTCAACAAACGCAAAAGTAACATTTGTATATACAAATTTTTTTTATTATAATGATATATGACAGATAAATTATCGGAGTATGGGTTTGGCTTTCAAGTAAAAGTTTTAGCTGCAATGTTTACGGATAGAACATTCCTGCAGCAGATAGCAGATATCATACAACCAGAATACTTTGAGTCAGAATCAAATAGTTGGATTCTTGACATCATATTGGGGCATTTCAGAACGTATAAAACGCCCCCAACTAAAGATGTACTCAAGGTCAAAGTAACAGAGATAGAACATGACGTTCTAAAAGTTGCGGTCGTAGAGCAGCTTAAAGAAGTATTTCGATACATGGAGTCTGATGACTTATCATTTGTAAAGGATGAAATACTTAGATTTTGTAAGAATCAAGAAATAAAACACGCAATCATGGATTCTGTCAATTTATTAAAGATTGGCAACTATGACGAAATCAAGACAAAAATTGATTCGGCAATGAAAGCTGGTGCTGACACTGACATTGGCCATGAATATAAATCACAAGTAGCTTTAAGATATAATGAAGCAGCACGACATACTATAACAACTGGGTGGGATGTAGTAGATGATTTAATGGATGGTGGTTTAGCACCAGGTGAATTGGGAGTAGTTATGGCTCCTGCCGGCATCGGTAAGAGTTGGCTTCTTATTAATATTGGAGCAAATGCAATACGTAACGGCAAGAACGTTGTACACTTTACATTAGAGCTCAACGAAAATTATGTAGGACAAAGATATGATTCTGTAATTACAGGTATATCTGCACAAAATTTGAAAAATCATCAAGAAGATATTGAGGATAAAATGTCTCGAATTGATGGCGAACTTGTAATTAAATATTATCCTACGAAGTCAGTAGGAGCTATGGCATTGAAAGCGCATATAGAAAAATCAGCAATGTTAGGGAAGGCACCAGATCTAGTTATTATAGATTATGCAGATCTATTAAAAGTGTCGACTAAAGATAAACATGAAGCTTTAGAAGAATTATATGAAGAGTTGAGAGGATTGGCTGGCGAATACAAAGTACCAGTATGGACTGCAACTCAAGCTGGTAGAGCTGCATTAGAAGAAGATATTATTGAAGCGGATAAGATTGCAGCATCATATGGTAAAGTAATGGTTTCTGATTTCATTATGTCTTTATCAAGAAAAGTTCAAGACAAATTATCAGGTACTGGTAGAGTTCATATTGTAAAAAATAGATTCGGCCCGGATGGTATGACATTGCCGTCCAAGATTAATACAAATAATGGACAGTTTCAATTCTTTGAACCTGATACGAGTCAAGGCAAAGCGACCAAGAAAGACATGAAGTCAGGTGAAACAATGATGAAGAAAAATTTATCAGAAAAATTCAAAGATTTAGGCGGAAGTTTAGGGTGATTGAGATATTTATTTTAAATTGCCTGGTAATAATCTGCCAGGCATTTTTTGTCTAAAATCAATAACAAATAACAAGGAATGAATATGAGCTTATTTAAAGAACGCATCCCATTCAAACCCTTTGAATTTCCAGTATATTATACAGAAGGTTGGCTGAAACAAGCACAAGCATTTTGGTTACATACTGAGATTCCTATGCAGGGTGATATCAAGGATTGGAACGAAAACTTAAACACGTCAGAAAAGAATTTAGTTGGTAATATATTATTAGGTTTTGCTCAGACTGAATGTGCTGTATCTGATTATTGGACTGGTATGGTTACGAAGTGGTTTCCAAAACATGAAATCAAACAAATGGCGATGATGTTCGGCTCGCAAGAAACAATTCACGCAACGGCTTATTCATACCTTAATGAATCATTGGGTTTGGAAGATTTTGAAGCATTTCTACATGAACCTGCAATCGCTGAAAAGTTTGAATTCCTAACTGCTACATCTGCAGATTGGACGCATGAAGATTTAGCATCAAACTCAAAAGCAAGAGAAGAAGTAGCACGTTCACTCGCAATCTTCTCAGCATTTGCAGAAGGTGTATCACTTTATTCATCATTTGCAGTTCTATATTCTTTTCAAATGAGAAATATGCTGAAAGGTATCGGACAACAAATGAAGTGGAGTGTTCGTGATGAATCACTTCATTCTAAAATGGGATGTCAATTATTTCGTCACATGTACGAAGAATATCCAGAATTAAAAGAATTGGCTCGAGCAGCAGTAGAAGAAGCTGCAACACTTATTGTAGAAATGGAAGAGAAGTTTATCGATAAAATGTTTGAAATGGGTGATTTAGAAAACCTAAAAGCAAAAGATTTGAAAAACTTTATTCGTAAACGAGCAAATGAAAAATTAAAAGAATTAGGTTATGAATCTTTATTTAAGTTTGATGTTAAATCTGCAGAAGAATTAGATTGGTTCTATCATCTTACCGGTGGTACTACACATACAGACTTCTTTGCAGTAAGACCAACAGATTACTCAAAAGCCAACGAAGGCGAAGATTTTAACGATATTTGGTAAAAGTTATGAAGAATTTTGGAGAACAATTAGGTTGGGAAGTAGGCGTAGATTTCCCAGACTGGGCAAATACGGAGATTTATGTTAAAACAATTAGTAAAGGGTATCTTTTGGAAGGAGAAACACCGAAAGATGCGTATTGGCGTGTCGCTACTGCAGTCGCGCGCCGTTTGGGAAGAAATGATCTTGCCAGCAAGTTTTTTGATTATATTTGGAGGGGTTGGCTTAATCTTGCTTCTCCCGTTTTATCTAATACAGGTACTGATCGGGGCTTGCCAATATCTTGTTTTGGAGTTGATGTTGGGGATTCGATCCAAGAAATTGGAATGAAGAACTTAGAGATGATGCTGCTTGCAAAACATGGAGGCGGTGTAGGTGTCGGAATGAACATGATTCGGCCCGCAGGCACCCCAATTACTCAGAATGGTACATCAGATGGGGTAGTTCCATTTGCTAAGATATATGATTCAACTATTATTGCCACCAATCAAGGAGCGGTAAGAAGAGGTGCAGCATCAGTAAACTTAAACATAGATCACGCAGACTTTGATGAATTCATTGAAATTAGAGAACCAAAAGGTGATGTTAACAGACAATGTTTAAATCTACATCAATGTGTGGTAGTTGGTGATAAGTTTATGCGTCGCTTAGAAGATGGTGACCCAGAAGCACGAAGAAGATGGGGCAAGGTACTTCAAAAAAGAAAAGCAACAGGAGAACCATATATCATGTTTAAGGGCAATGTAAACAAACAGAACCCAGAAGCTTACAAGCAAAATGGACTTAAAGTTTACATGACTAATATATGTAGTGAAATTGCATTGCACACAGATGAATCACACTCATTCGTATGTTGTTTATCTTCATTAAATCTATCAAAATATGATGAATGGAAAGATACAGACTTAATTTACACAGCAACATGGTTTTTAGATGGCGTACTTGAAGAATTTATTCAACGAGCGAAAAATATGCGTGGATTTGAAAACAGTGTACGAAGTGCTGAAAAGGGTCGTGCTTTAGGTCTTGGTGTATTAGGATGGCATACATATTTACAACAACGAGGTATTCCATTTGATTCATTAGCTGCTCAATTTGAAACTCGTAAGATATTTTCGCAGATGAAGATTGAAAGTGAACGAGCTTCGATGGCCATGGCAGAACAATATGGAGAACCACTTTGGTGTGTCGGCACAGGAATGAGAAACACTCACCTTAGAGCAATTGCACCAACTGTATCAAATTCAAAGTTGTCAGGCAATGTTTCACCAGGTATTGAACCTTGGGCAGCAAATGTATTTACAGAGCAAACAGCAAAAGGTACATTTATTCGCAAGAATAAAGAGTTGGAAAGGGTTCTGAGAAAAGCGGGTATCAATAACAAAGAAACTTGGGATAAGATTCTTTCAGATGGTGGTTCTATTCAAGGTATTGATGAATTGGATAATTGGGTATATTGTGATAGCAAACTTGTTAACATAGCTGATTGTGCTGAAGGTAAAGAGGTTGATAGAGTAAAGGATGTATTTAAAACATTCAAAGAAATCAATCAACTTGAATTAGTAAGACAGGCTGGTATCAGACAACAGTATATTGATCAAGCAGTATCTCTTAACTTGGCGTTTCCATCGCAAGCAACACCAAAATGGCTCAATCAAGTCCATATGGAGGCTTGGAAACAAGGAGTTAAAACTTTATATTATACAAGAACTGAGTCAGTGTTGAGGGGCGATATTGCAGAACAAGCTATGAATCCAGATTGTCTCAGTTGTGATGGATAATTGGAAAATACAAATAAAATCATTATAATATAAAAAAGGAGTTATATGGAAATCAAACGTGTAGGCGAAGATCGTTATTTTATCAAACCTGATGTAGAAAAGAACACAAAAACTAAATCAGGTATTATTGTAGAGACTTCAGATGATGCTAGATCATATAAGACTGGTGTTATCATGCATAAAGGTTTAGGTCGAAAAGACGATAAAACAAAGCTAGTATTGCCATTCGAAGAAGGCGATCGAGTAATGTATGAACCTCGCAATCAAATTGAAATAATGGTTGATGATGATAAACTTGTAGTAATTAGAGAGACTAATATCATTTGTAGCTACGATGGATGAGATACAATTCATACCAATTGAATCAGTAGAACCGCATGTATTTGACAAAATGGTGAACATGTTGAATGAACATCCGCCAGCCCGACTTCATATGCTTAATGAAGTTACAGTAGACAAATTTAAAAAAACTATAGTTGAATTCATTGATTATCTGATTCATGTTGGAGAACATCTAGAAGAATATGAAACATGTACAGCACTCGTAAAAAAACGAACGGCATACTTGAAATGGTTGCAAGGTAATAGAACTACTATTACAGTTATACGAGATATTATTAATGAATTCAAAGATCAATTATAAATTAAAAAAGGAGGAAACGACATGAAGATTAATCTAGTCGAAAATGGAGTGTTCCCTATAACTAAAGATGCAGATGGCAATCTTTTAGAAGGAGCACTTGACACAGGATTATCTTCACCTGGTACAGTCCAAGGTGAGGGTAAACTTTTAGGAACATCGTGCTTATTTATTAGAACGTCTGGGTGCAATTTGCGTTGTGCTTGGGTAGGTGCTGATGGAAATGGATCACCTTGTGATACGCCATACTCATCACATCATGCAGAAACTAATAAAATGGAAGTAGATGATGTGGTAAAACTAGTTCAAGCAAATCGAGGCAAAATGAACTATGTTGTTGTATCAGGCGGCGAACCTACAATGCAACGACCCGTAATTGAATTAGTTACAAAACTAAGAGCATTGAGGTTTCATGTAACTATTGAAAGTAATGCAACTATATATTCAAGAGAATTAGCCCAAAATACCAATTTAATGTCTATGTCACCTAAGTTAGCATCATCAACACCGCATGAAGCTAATTTGAAAAATACAGGCATTGACTATTCAGAACATTGGGCTAAGAAGCACGAATCTAAGCGTCGTAATATTGATACAATTCAAAAGTATATAGATGCTGCTAAACTTTATGATAATGATTTTCAACTTAAATTTGTAGTTCAAAATCCAGGAGATATTGAAGAGATTGAAAATGGCTTCTTAGCTCATTTAACAGGATGGACTGCAGATGATGTAGTATTGATGCCAGAAGGCACATCTTCAGATATGTTAGCTGACAGAAGCTATTGGGCAATTGAAGCAGCAATCAATAGAGGTTGGAGATTCACACCACGTTTACATATTGAATTATTTGGTAAAGCAAGAGCAGTATAAGTTATGACAAAGAAGCAAAGAAATAGATTAGAATTAGTTATGCCCGGCTTTGCCAATGGCATTTCAACTCAATTGGCAGAAAAACAAGCAATGTTTGGACCTGATGCCCGATTAACAGATGAAGAAAAGTCCGTAATCATTGATAAAGCAGCAGAGCATTATGGTAACTTTTTGACTGCTTTAGGTGTTAAATGGCAAGATGACCCAAATTCATCTAATACTCCAATGAGAGTAGCAAAAGCATATGTAAATGATTTATGGCAAGGCCGCTACGAACCAATGTCAGACATCACATCATTTCCGAGTGATGGGTATGATGGCATTGTATTTGAAGGTGGAATTCCACTTACTTCAATGTGTTCACATCATCATCAGACTATCATGGGCAATGTTCATGTAGCATATATTCCAGATGTTAATAGCAACGTGATTGGGTTGTCAAAACTGAATCGTGTAGTAGAACATTTTGGAAGAAGAGGTGCAATACAAGAACAACTTACAGTAGCAATACATCATGCAATAGACGAGTTGATTACAGACAATAAAGGTGTTGCTGTAATGATCGAAGCAACTCATAATTGTGTGCAATGTAGAGGTGTAAAACATGTTGGCGCATCAATGAAAACAGCAAAACTTTCTGGAGCATTCATGGAAGATGGATCAGCTCGTTCAGAATTTTATCAATTTATTAAAGGTTATATTAATTAAAAAAGGAGACAATTATGTCAAAACAGGAGTTATTCGAAGCAATGGAAACGTATTGGGATACATTTGTTGAACAACACAATGGTACAACAAAAAAATCTCAGACAGAAGCACGTAAAGCAATCGGTGAACTAAAAAAATTAGTAACTGATTACAGAAAAGCATCTGTATCAGAAAGCAAGTAATTGAATGGGGGGCGTTGCCCCCCCTTCTTTACGTTTAAAAGGAAACAAAATGAAAGAATTTTTATATTTTTCGGCAACATGGTGCGGTCCTTGCCTGCAATTAGGACCAATAATGAACGAATTGCAAAGAGAAGGATACAAGGTACGAAAAATTGACGTAGACTCAGATCCGAATACGCCATCACAATACAACGTACGTAATATTCCAACTGTTGTCTTGCTTAAAAATGGACAAGAAGTTGCGAGGCAGGTTGGAAATCAAACAAAAAGTCGTTATATTAATATGTGGGAACAATCATAAAAGGTTATAAATATGTCTAAATTTCAATCAACAAAAGTATTTGACGGATTTAGTACAGTATTCCGCCAATGGCGAGCTGAAGGAACACATTGTAGATTTTTACACGGATATGGTGTAAGTTTTAAAGTATGGTTCGAAGGAGATCTTGATGAACGTAATTGGGTTTGGGACTTTGGCGGCATGAAACGTGCTAAAGGAACAATTGACGGCATGACTCCCAAAGCTTGGATGGATCATATGTTTGATCATACGTTGGTAGTTGCTGAAGATGATCCTGAGTTGCAAAGTTTCAGAGATATGGATAGTCGAGGTGTTGTTCAACTAAGAATTGTTCCTGCAACAGGCGCAGAACGATTTGCAAAATTTGTTTATGATAAATTGAATGATTTCGTTCAAGAAGAAACTGATGGCCGAGTTAGAATAAGTAAAGTTGAATTCATGGAACATTCAAAAAATAGTGCAATTTATCAAGGATGAATACAATAGACAAACAATACCAATCACTACTTCGAGATATTCTTGATAACGGTGTAGAAAAATCAGATAGAACCGGAACAGGCACTATTTCAGTATTTGGTAGACAGATACGACATAAAATGAGTGAAGGTTATCCTTTACTTACAACTAAAAAAATGGCATTCAAAACAATGGTGACTGAGCTGATTTGGTTTTTGAGAGGTGATACCAACATCAAGTATTTGGTTGATAACGGATGTAACATTTGGAATGGTGATTGCTATGCTAACTATTTAAAAAAATGGAAACCTGAAAACACATGCGTAGATGGTAATTACATAGACCAAAAATTAGAAGATGAAAGACCCTTATCTAAAGATGTGTTTATTCATTTAATCAAAACAAATGATGAGTTTGCAGAAGAGTGGGGTGATTTAGGTCCAATTTATGGTAAGCAGTGGAGAAAGTGGGGTCAGTTTAATGATTATACAGACCAAATCACAAACCTAATTCATGACCTTAAAACAAATCCAGATAGTAGACGATTAATGGTTAATGCTTGGAATGTAGATGAATTACATGAGATGGTACTTCCACCTTGTCATTACGGATTTCAAGTTTATACGAGAGAGTTGAGTGCAGAAGAACGTAAAAATATATATTATAAATTATCTTATACTCACATTGAACTTTTAAGTCAATTAAATAAAGACACACCGCCAACAGATAAAAATGAGTGGAACAAATTATTTGATAAGTACAATATACCAACTCGAGCAATCTCTTTAATGTGGAATCAGAGGTCGGTGGATACACCACTCGGTCTTCCGTTTAATATCGCATCATATGCACTCTTACTAGAAATATTTGCTAAGATGGTTAATATGGTTCCTGATGAATTAATTGCTAATTTAGGAGATGCTCATATCTATAAAAATCAAATAGATGGGGTTAAGGAACAATTGATAAGAGAACCAATGAAGTTACCTAAGATTGATATACATCTTGGTATTCTTGATTATGAACTTGATAAATTAGAAGTTGATATGTTTAAGTTAGTAGATTATCAATCACATTCGAGTATAAAAATGCCACTTTCTAATTAAAAAGTTATGTTAGAATTTATTAGACACGCCTTAGGAATTTGTGGTGAACATTGGCACCCAAATTTATTCAATATATCAATGTTAGCAGCATCTATTTCTAGTGCTGCATACTACGTTAAAATAAAGTTCTACAATATTTATAAGAAATAGGATATTTGATATGAAAGAAATGGAAAAGTTATTATCATACTTGATGCATTCAAGAACACAAACTCATGTATTTCATTTACAGACAAAATCATATGCAGAACACATGGCACTAGGTGCTTACTATGAAGGCATTGTAGATTTAATTGATGGTTTGGCAGAAACCTTTCAAGGTAAAAATGGAATCATTGAAAATTATGATAACTTTAAATTAGAAGCATATCAAGACAAAGACCAACTCATCAAATACTTTGAATCTCTAGGAAAGATGGTTGAGTCAATACAACCTAAATTTAAAGACACCTACATTCAAAATCAAGTAGACACTGTGTCTGAACTTATTTATTCTGCAAAATATAAAATTGAACATCTTGGATAACGCATTCTTTTTTATTATATTATAAATAAAAGAGATGAGTCGAATTAAACGTTGGATTGAAGAACAACTAGATCAAGGAATTGATGTGTTGCATCCAGAACAGTTAGACAAAGAATATTGTTATTACAGCGGACTGCCTTCTCCAGCCGCATATCAAAATGAGGACCAAGATGAAAACGAAACAAGAGATTATTCAGAGACTGCTTGACGAAAAGCACATTACGGTTGAAGAAGCAATGTCATTAATGGAAACTACTCAATATGTTCTTCCATTTCCTGGCGGTTATTGGACATCTACTGTTACAGGGGCTGACAAAATGATGACACAAGATGCAATCAATTCAGCAAACGAACAAGCTCGTAAAACTATATTGAATGATTGAAATTTTAGGATGGGTTGGAACTGTATTAGTACTAATTGGTTATTGGGCTAATTCAAATTTACGGCACCGTTTAGCAATGACAACATGGATTGCTGGCGACGTCATATGGATTACATATGATGTATTTATTGAAAACTGGAGCCATATGGTTCTGAGTTTAGTTATTATCGGAATAAACATTTACGGAATATATAAAATTATTGCAAATGGCAGATTATCAAGATGATGAAATACTCATAGCAGAGTATCAAATTGACCGAGGCATTGACAGGGTCGCTCGTCAAATTGCTTCAAGCAGAAAAAACATAGTTACAGACACTCCAGTTATTTTAGGAGTACTCAATGGGGCATTCATGTTTACTTCAGAACTTGTTCGCAAGCTACATATTGAATGTTATGTAGATTTTTGCAGAGTATCAAGTTACCCTGCCGGTCCAGACTTAAAAAATCAACCACAAATTACATGTCCACCTAAAATTGATGTTACCGGCAGAGATGTATACATTGTTGAAGATATTGTTGATACCGGCGAAACTGTAGAGCATCTAAAAGAATTTTTAGCAGAAAATGGTGCAGCTCGAATTTATGTTGTATCATTAATAAAGCGAGAATCGGATACTAGAAGTTTAATTGACTTTTTTGGCGTCGAAATTGATGACAGTTGGGTATATGGTTTTGGGCTAGATGATAATGAATTAAGAAGAAACTACAGAAACATTTATAAGAAGACTATTGACTAAAACAAATGTCTGATCGTGAATTTACTGTAAAACGAAGGTTAGCAATTGCAAAATTAGAACAATGGATGTATGATGTTTATGTCAAAACTGATTTAAATCATTCATATGAAATTTGGCAATGGCTCAAACAGATATATACAAGTACTAAAACGAAACTTACAAAAAAGGAACTAGAATCATTACATGATTTATGGGATGAATATATAAAATATATCAAGGAGCAAGATGGGCGATAGAGAAGACGCATACAGACAAATATTTAAACAAAATACAGAAAAGATACCAACGCATGACCCGCAAACTGGCGAATTGAATCCATATTATGAAGAATTAACGGGTAAACTAAACCCTATGAAAGAAACAAAAAACATCAAGTC